CTGAGACTGTTCAACCTTGCGCCGTTAATTCGGTGCTCGGTTAAGTGGTTTTATTAAGGGGCTGAAAAATGAGTAAACTATATTTGATTATTCTGTTTTGGGCTTGGATTATTAGTTGGGTGTTTGTTTGGTGTGAACTCACTACGCCCAAACATGAACTTGCAATGATTGTATTGGGCTTTACGAATGCAATCACCTTTTCGAGGATAAAACATTATGACTAAGAAGCAATACCAAACTAAGTATGCCGATGTAAAGCGCAGGCTGCATGCTTGCGGCGGCTCGTATGACAGTCAAGAGTATAGGAGCTTGAAGGCTCTTATGAATTACTACTATTCGAAGGGATTTTGCACATGAAGTATTTACTAATAAGTCTAATCGGTAGTGAGTGGTGGCCTATTCTGGCTATTACGTTGTTTGCTTATTTGGCGTTGTGTTAAACTAAAACTTTAATGAAGGGGAGACTATGAAAACAATCAACAGCGAATGTAAACAGTTTGTAAACAAATGTCAACCGTTTCAAGGTAACAACTTGTCAGGCGTGAGAGTGTCCGATACTTTGTATGTCGTGTACTCTTATGGCTATTGGCCGATTTGGGCTAAGATTAAGAATCAATGGTACGGGCATAAGCAAAAGTATTCTCGTACAACTTCGGCACACACTACACAGTCGAAGCCAGAATCCCGAAATATACACATGCTCGATACCGTTGAGCAACTAAAAGAAAACATTGCCGCGGCTAATTGAAGGGGAGACCATGAAAACACTATTCGAACAATACCGCCCGAAAACATTTGACGAAGTAGTCGGGCAGGATAAAGCGATCCAGAAGATCCAGACAATCGGCAAACGCGGCTTGACTGGCCGTGCCTTCTGGATTTCTGGACAGAGCGGCACCGGCAAAACCACACTTGCTCGTATTATCGCTTCACTTGTAGCTGAGGATATATATATTGACGAAATTGACGCAGGTCAAGCGACATCGGGGAAACTGGCCGAGCTTGAGAACACTCTCTATACTTTGGCTTGGGGGCGCGGCGGCAAGTGTGTGATTATCAATGAAGCGCACGGCCTGAGTAAGCGGGCAATTCGTCAATTATTAGTAATGCTGGAACGATTACCATCTCACGTTTGTTTTATATTCACGACAACCATTGAAGGACAGGAACTACTATTTGACGGTTCTGAGGATACCGCACCGTTGCTTTCACGTTGCGTTAGGATCGACTTGGCACGGCGCGACTTGGCAAAGCCTTTTGCAAAGCGTTGCAGGGAAATAGCGACAAAAGAGGGGCTTAACGGGCAGGAGATGAAAGATTATGTCCGCTTGGCACAAACGTATCGAAACAATATGCGGGCTATGCTTCAGGCGGTAGAGTCCGGGGCGATGCTGAAAAAATAGGTTTTAGTGAGGCTTAGCGAAGTTTTTTATGAAAGTGAGGTTTGAAGATGGTTGATTGGATGGACGTAGAAATGGACAAAAAAAAGGATGTGATGATAATCGACATTGGTTATGTAAACGATGAATCCGCAAGAAATAGAGCGGACGAAATATTTGCGTTGGGAGTTAGCAAGAAAAATCTTGTGTGGGGTCCGTCAACCGGCGGTCCACGAATTCATGTGGCTATCCCCAAAACCAAAAGGGAAAAAGTAATGTCATCGCTCCCTATAAGTGATAAAAAGACGTGGTTTGGTGCTACGCACAGCTACCATAAATCTTAGCTAAAACTTTAATGAAAGTGAGGAATGAAAATGAAGGTCGAAACATACAAAACCCGCGTCAAGCGATTATTATCGTCAACCCAAGCTAAATCCAAGAAACTTGCGGACGACCATTACTACGTCGATGAGGATTTAGGCGCTCACGAAATAGATTACTGGAATTTCGTCAATGCCCTGTTAAATCTGTGCGACGATTACGAACATATATCTTAACCGCCCAAGGGCAGAAAGTGAGGTATGAAGTTATGGATTACAAGAAAATCAAACGCGGTCAAATGTTGTACTTGGTTTTACAAAATGATGGTTATTCGGGCGATCCTAATGCGATTGTGCCCGTAAAAGTTATTCGCAGAGATGGTCTAACTTCTTTTATCGTAGAACAAGACATCGAAGGCTTTAAGCATCGCTTGACCGTATCCCACGAATGGTTGACGGTGCTAAAACCACAAGCGGCCTTAGACCTTGCATTCAACCAGACACAAACCGAGAATCGCATTTACGCCAACAGTTGGCGGTTCAGTCTCACATGGAAAACTGCAAGAGACGAAATCCTCAAGCGATTGGCGACTTTGCCGAAACAAAAACAAGACATTTTTTGGAAAAAAGCCAAAGAGGCATATCCCAAACTATTCAAGAATGAAAGGCTTTTGACCAGTAAGGTGAAAATGAAAACATGGGACAGCATGGCAGCATACCTTTTATCGCTCGAATTTCCTCGTAGAGACATGGAATGCCACGAAGGAAAAAAGCCCGAATAAGCCCTAAAAACAAGGATTTAATGAAATATATTATTATTTCTTGTTTTTCTCTTGCTTTTTCATTGCGTATTTTGTATAGTGCTGTTTTGAAATTCAGGAGAAAATCATTAAGGAGTTAAAACATGGACGCGAAAAATATCAATCTGCAAGTAAAACTCAAAGGAATTTATGCCGAAACATACCGGCTGTTTATTGAACATCATTCTGAATGCGAAACGCACAGAGATACGGTCTGTACGATATTAAGAACTACGCCGGAATATCGCGCGTTAATGCAGGCAATGGAATTGGCCATTAATCCATGACAAGAGGTTTTTATGAAATGAATCAGGTCGGCTGGCCTTACCGAAGGGACGCAAGGAAATATGAAACTATGTTTAGCAAGCAAACGATTTGCTTAGGCCAGCTATTTTTCAAAGAAAGGGAATATGTATGAATGAGCTTATACCGCAAAGTGTAGAACAAAAAGCAGCCGAAACAGAATCATTGGCAGAGGAATTCCAGGGATTCAAAATCGTTACCGCAGAAGGTTACGGTGGAGCGGCGGACCAACTCAAAGCCATTAAATCAAAAACAAAAGAACTCGATGAACTCCGAAAAAGTCTGACAAAACCTTTGGATGAAAGCAAAAAGCGGATTATGGAGTTTTTTAAAAAACCTTTAGCCTTTTTAGCAATGGCCGAAGCATCTATTAAGTCGGCGATATTAAAATGGCAGGAAGAACAAGAAAGCATCCGCCGCGCCGAGGAGGACAAGATTCGTAAGGCACAGCAAAAAGAGGCCGAAGAACTTCAAAGGCGTGCGCGCGAGGAAGAAGAAAAGGCCAATCGGTTCAAAACAGAGAAGGCGAAAGAGGCCGCTCAAGCAAGGGCCGAAGAATTAAAGGCAAAGGCGGCGCAAACCGCTGCCGTTGTTCCTGTTGTTCAAAGTAAGGTTGAAAAGGTTGCTGGTATTGCCACTAAAACAATTTGGAAATTTAGAATAACCGACCTGAGCCAGCTTCCGAAAGAATATATGCTGCCAAATGAGAAACTGTTGGGCGAAGTGGCAAGGTCAACAAAAGGCTCGCTTGAAGTGCCTGGAATCGAGTTTTATTCTGAAAACATTCTTGCGGCCGGGAGATAATCAAATGGCGCGAATGAATGACAAAAAGCACAAAGAAAAACATATTCTTTTGCACAGATACTTTGACGAGCTACTGGCTGATTTTATAATGATTACGGGGAAAGCTCCTCTAAAACTCCCTATCAAGGAGTTGATAGATTGGTCTTACAGACAGACACAGGACCCCGAACAAGGACAAAGCCACAAAAGCGAGGAATAGAATGCCAATAACTGAAAAACAAAAAGAAGAGGCAAAGCCGGTACAGATTAAGCCCGGAATCTACGAAGGCGTTCTCTTTTCTGATTATCAGGAGTGGGATGCAATCAATAATTCCGCCTTGAAATTCCTAACAGACCCTACGAAGTGCCCGGCGCACTGCAAACATTATTTGCTGAACGGACGGCCTGATACCCCTGCGTTGAAATTCGGGCGCGCATTAGATGCGTATATCCTTGAGCCACTGCGTTTCCTGGAAATATATTTGGTTATGCCTAAAGCTGATGGCCGAACAAAAGAAGGCAAAGCGATCAAGGCTGAGTTTGAAGCAAAATTGAAACCCGGACAGGAGATCATTACCACAGATGATTATGCAAAGATACAAGAAATATACTCGCTTGTGTCCGAATCGAGAGCTATTCGATTGATTCGGGATGGCAAATCTCAGGTTTGCATTGTATGGGAAGATAAAAAAACAGGATTAACATGCAAGGCAAGACTGGATTATCTCAACGAATCTATTCCGATGATAACAGACTTGAAAAGCGCAGCCGATTGTAGTCCGTCCGGTTTTGGCTGGGCGATATATCGTTTTCAATATTATCAGCAGCTTGGTTTTTATTCGATTGGCTACGAAGCATTGACAGGTTATGAACCTATTATGGCGATATTCGCTATCGAAAAAGAACAGCCATATGTTCATGCCGCTTATGAAATCGGAGATAAAAGTCTCGAAACCGGCAAAAAAGCCGCGCATAAAGCCTTGAGTATTTACAAAGAGTGCCTGGATAGCGGCCAATGGCCTATGCACTCAGACGAAATAGAAATACTTGAAATGCCCTTACACGCGCTGGAAAAGGCTGGATACAGCCCTTATGAACTTTAAGAAAGGAACGTGAAAAATGAATGAGCAAATAGGTGATAAAATAGCAGGCTCGGGGCCAGAAATTAGCTTACACCCACAAACACTCGACGAAGCTATTGAAAGATGGGACAAAGGCGAGTCTTTATTTACCGTAGAAATGGGAGGGCTGGGGCCTGGCCATGAACAAGCCCTGCAAATAGCAGGCATGGAACTTATCAGAGGTTTCAAAGACAAAGAAATTAATTGGGCTGAAGTAAACGAAGACCCTGAGCCACTCAACAAGGAAATGGACGAATATATGTGGGCCGACCCCACTATCAAGAAATTAGGGCTTAGTGGAGCGCAAGCTGGTGCGGCAAAATATATCGCCAGCGTGTTTATAAGAAACGGTTGGGAAAAAGGCTTAGAAATGGCTCCCAAAGATAGACACATTCAAATATCAAAAAACTTTCCAAGCTAACAACTTAGCAATAATAACTTTAAGAAAGGAATATTATGTCTGAAGAAGAAACTCAAATTCAAAAAAGAGACGCAGACAAACTCATTTCGGTCGATGACAGTTCGTTTTCTTTTTTGATGGATACGGCCCGCTTCGAGCATTTATGGCGGGTTGCAAATTGTTTTGCCAAGAGCGATTTAGTCCCGTCTCACTACAAGGGGAAGCCCGAAAACTGTATGCTGACCTGTCAGATGGCAATGCGATTAAACCTGGAACCTTTAATGCTGATGCAGAACACCTATATTGTGCATGGCAGGCCGGGGATGGAAGGCAAGCTGGTTATTGCGCTGGTGAATACCCGCGGCCCCTTCACCGGTCCCATCGAGTGGAAATTTGACGATGAAGAAAACCCGAAACGATGCACCGCCTTTGCCATCCATAAAATAACAGGCAACGTTTGTAAGGCAACTATTACATGGAAAATGGTTGAAGCGGAAGGATGGAGCAAGAAAGAAGGTTCAAAATGGCTCACTATCCCCGCACAAATGTTTCGATACAGATCGGCGGTATTTTTGGCGAGGGCTTATTGCCCGGAAGTTACGTTCGGCTTTCCTACTGTTGAGGAATTGCGGGATATTGACGAACCTGAACGGAAAAGACCAATTTCTTCTCTGGAAGAAAAACTCAGCAAGCCGGTGGAATCAAAAGTTGTTGAAGATACCACCAAAGTCGAACCCAAAAGTAAAGGAAATGTCAAAACTAAGAAGAAAAAGAAGCCTGAGCCGGAACCTGAGCCTGCTCAAACACAGGAAGTTATGCAGGAGGTCCGCTTTTTCTGTCCCGACTGCGACCATGAATGCGATAAAGCAAAGGAATCAAAAGGCTTGTTCCAGTGCCCGCATTGTCTTAATTGGGATGTGGAAGATAGGCACAAAGAGGCCAAAGAATGAGTAGGAAAGAATTTGGAAATGGTAGCGTTTTACTTACTGGCGATGATATGATTGCCGCTTTGGAGGCTGCAATGAACCGTCGAGGGGCACACGAAATAGATTGCGATTTCTGCCAGCATGAGGGCGATGACGAATATTGTTATGGCTGCTCTATCGCAGGCAACGATTATAGTTGTAGTTGTCATATAAACGCACCATGTAGCAAATGTGTTGACTCGAAATTTGAGGTTTCGCCTTATTTGGTTAATTTTTTGCATCACAAAGAAGGTAAGAAAAGATGGCAATGCTTCAAGGCGGACAAAAACATATTTGACAAAGCCACGGCGATTGAAAACATAGGACTGGAAATTTCTGCTGAGATAATCTGTACTGGAGAAGTTGCCATGTTTATTGATGATGGGGTGGAGGCAGGCAAAAATGACTGCATCGAAATATGCTCACGAAAAGACTTCAAAGCAGTCATGTGTAGAATGATTGAGAGCTTTCAAATAGAAGATTCGGAGCAAGGATGATGGCTCTCACGACTAATGGTGTTAAAGGCAAAGTCAAAACACAGCCCGGTGGGTTGGTATATGTAAAGGAAAGTATGGAATCATACTACATCGGCATTGACCCCGGACAAAGCGGCGGCATAGGAATTCTTAATGAAGCCGGAAACTGTGTTAAAGCATTTAAGTTCAAAAACCAAACAGACGCCGATATATCAGAAATGTTCGATTTCTTGACTGACCTCAAAGGTGTAATGGACGAAAACAGCATTTTTGCTTTGCTTGAAAAAGTTCATTCTATGCCGAAGCAGGGCGTTGCCAGTAGTTTCAAGTTTGGTGTATCTTTTGGGTATCTTCGCGGAATGTTGACAGCCCATCGAATCCCGTGGGATTACGTGTCTCCGCAAAAATGGCAAAAGGCTTTAAGTTGCCAGACCAAAGGCGACAAAAATATCACAAAGGCAAAAGCGCAGCGGTTATGGCCTTATTTGAAAATAACTCACGCCGTTGCTGATGCGCTTTTGATAGCAGAATATTGTAGACTTACAAAAAAATAGTTTCAATAAAACCAAAAGGAGTATTTTAATGGCAAAGAAAAAAGCATCGAAGAGGGAAACGAAGGTAGAAAGTGATGAACAGCTTGATTTGATTGATGTTGCACCCGAAAACGCCAAGCCTATTGTGGCGGCGGCTCGGCTTTACAAAAAGGCTTCGGCTGTACGTCAAGCGGCTTTGGCCGATGAAGTCAAATACAAGCATCGGATTATTGAGCTTGTAAAAGAAGCAAAATTACAACCGATCGAAGGAGGCGTCATCAAATTTACGTATAACGGCGTAACAGTTTCTATTACGCCGCGGGATGAGTTGGTCAAAGTGAAGGACGACAAGGAAACAGAATAATAATATATTTTTTCATAGTTTCCCCCTCCATTTATGCCAGCGGCGGTGAAAGCCGAAATTTAGTGCTGTTGTTGCAGGTGTCGATACCACACGACAGAAAGGTCAGAATGGCCAGAAAAACAGACATCTGAAAGCGAAACAAGATAGCAATGTTTCAAATCCAGCCCGCACAGGGGCGGGCAGCAATAATAACAATAACTTTATTTAGAAGGAAAAACGCAATGAAAAAGGTTTTAATGATAATTTGTTTAATTGTGTCCGCAGTTATTCTGGGCGGGTGTGGCGCAGAGTACGGGGTTGGTTTCGGCAGCGGCGTTGCCGCGATGAAGATTATGAGCGATGAAGCCCAGGAAAATTTCATAGCAGCGGTGAACGAACTGAACGCCACAACCGCGCTTATCGAAGGCGAGATAGATGGTGTGGCCTTGCCGGTAATCAAGCCCGAAACTGTGGCTGCTATTGAAAGTTTGAAGGGCAGAGAAAAAGACCCTGTAACGTGGATAGCATTGGCCTCACTTCTCACCAATGCTTTTATGGGCGGCAAATATGGAAAGAAGAAAACGCCATGAGATTTGAATTATTATTCCGAAAAATCGAAGGCAAGAAGAATCCCATTTCTCATCTAATCGGCTGGTGGACTAAAAGCAAGTATTGCCATGTAGCTGGTCGATTTATCTATGAATATTATGTGGAAGAAACTCTAAGTTTTCATTCCACAGCCAGAGGTTTCGTCTCTGAGGTAATATCGGGCAATCCTGATAAATGGGATATAGTCCCTGTTGCATTCAAGCCATACCAAGTCGAGCGTTTGTTTCTGCTATGTGAACTGGATGATGGCCGAATTGAGTATGATTGGGCGGGCTTGCTTGCATGGCCTACTTTCGGGCTTATAAAACAAGACCCCCGCAAAGATTATTGTTCCGAGACTTTTCGTAGAAAAATGGGCTTTAGATGGATCGGTGCTTTGCCGCGATGGAGCGGGGAAAAGTGCTCTCCGCAGGATTTGTATGATTTGGTAACGAGGAAACCGTAATGAAAATATCTGTAATGAAAATATCTTGGGGATGGCGAAGGTGGGCATTGGGGTTTTGCCTGTTGCTCGGCCATAAAAAGGAAGATTTATCTATAAAAAGGCGTTGGAATCTTACGATAGGAATTGGCCCATTATTGTTGGAGTGGGACGTTTGGCCGATGGAATAATGTGTAACAAAAAAGCCGTGAAGCTGAACCATTCAACTAACACGGCTTTGCAAAAAGAAGGAAACATGTTATTCAATTACGTTTTATAATCCAAATAACAAAACCAACAACAATTCCGCCGATTATGCCTGATACAAAGTTTTTGACAGACGTAAATTTTTTAGCTTCGCATTGTGCCGAGTGAAGCATAATCTGATTATCAATAAATTCTTTAGTGATTTTCAAATATTTCTCAGAGGTTTTTATCGATATTAGTTCGGCTAATCTTTCGATTTCCTGCGTTTCCATTCGTCTTATCCTTTTCTAACTGTAGCGCTTGTTGTCTTCGTTGTTGAAGAATGTTGTTTATCGCGGCGATGTTGTTCTGGCACTGCATTACCATTTTATACTGCTCACCAAGTAACAAGGCCAGTTCTTCACTTGTCATTTTCTCGATTGGGTTTTGTTCCGACACTGTACTCTCTCCTTTAGACTCTTTTTTCTAGTATTTCAATTCGTTTTTCCTGAGCCTGTATTTCTGCGACCATTAAAGCAATAAGCTCTCTTGTATCATAGTTGACTATGATACGCTCAGTAATAACAGTAGGAGGGTCGCCATCAGACACAGGCTCAACCAGAAAATCCCGTTCTTCCCAAACAGCTACGCCAGGATAAACATCTCCCACTTCCTCTGCATACAGCCCAAACCTGAGTTTATCCTGGTCATCGTTCTTGTGCCGAGATTTGAATATAGAAGGCCTTAACTGCATAAACTTACTCGAATCTGGTTCTAACAATGCAACGTGTTTTTTCCACAAACCATCCCGCTTCGCAGACGTTGATTTTTCAATAACATCGTTGTTTATAGATATGTTCGCAGCAGAGGCAGTGGTGTGGTCGTTTATCGTTTCAGACTTAACAAAATTAGTTGAAGCACCTTTATCAGAGGACTCTAACCACAAATCGCCCTGACCGACTACTTTCGTTGTTAAAATTTCACCAGCGACACGAAAATTACCCGTTACATTCCCCGCACCCACAACAGTAAATGCTCCGTTGACCAACAACGGGTCATTCGTATTAAGACCTATTACCAAGGTGCTGTTAATATAAGCATTGCCGACAAAGGTTCCGTGGGAGGTTCCTACCGAGTCTGTTGCATCTGCCGTAAGAGGCCACCAGCCGATTAGCTTGGCACTTCCCGCACCCGCGGTAATCGCGGCAGGGTTCATTCCTAATGCGTATAAAGCAGCTATCTCGGCTGATGTCAGTTCATCATTAAATATCATGGCATCTGATAATTCGCCCTTCCATACCTGAGTTAATAACACACGTGCCGCGCCAATTATCAGACTGTCAAGGTTGGCGAGAGTACAGTTGCCGTCTCTTGTCTCTGTCCCCGCATCATCCTCAGAGCCATCAATGAAAAGGTCTATATTATCATCGGCATCCCACGTACCAACGAGAAGATGCCAAGTATCCTCACCCGTAGTAGTGTCAAATACAGCAGACGCGACAACATTGTTGGTACTTGCTTCTCGGTATCTTAATTGCACATCATGTGTGGCACCTTCCCGATACAAAGAAATGCGGTCAACATTTGCCCCCGATAAAGTAGATACCTCGAAGAGCATTCTATTGACCCCGTCCGACCCAACTGTAGCATTATATTTGAACCAAATTGCAATAGAGCCTTTATCAACGTCAAGAGTCGGGGCCGTTGTCGTGGTTACATAATCACCATCTCCATCCAACACCAGTGAACCGGCGGCAGTATCGCCCCAGGCAACGCTCATACTCTCATCGGCGGACCTGAACGTATCTGATGAGAGAGTAAGAGCGGCGATGTCTCCCGTTGTGGAAAGATTTTCGTTGTCGAAATCTATCTCGCCACTCGATGCGGTTATCTTCAAATTGCAAGCACCAACTGTACCGATTGTTGGGACATGGTTTGCTGTTGCCATATAAATATAATCGTCCGTATCCCCACACGTTTGAATATATAAGTAATCAATTGTACCATCGCCCGTTCTAAGATGAATGTCTCCAGAACTTAATATTTGAAAAGTATCAGACCCTGAAATGTATTTTATCTGACTATAATTCGTGCTCGAAACTAATCTTATGCCTGCACCGCTAACATCTCCAACTATGTATAAGTTGTTACCCCCCTTAATCCCAATTCGAGGAATATCAGAACTCGTAGAAAATTCCAAGTAATCATCCGTATCGCCGGAAGGTTTAATCTGTATTGCATTCGCAGAGGAAATTACAGAAGGATTGGCACCAAGAACCAAACTGGTCAATGTTCGCGTTCCGTCGGCAAGAAGATATTGCACATGGTCGTCATCAGCTAATCCGGCAAGTCCTCCATGATCTGGACTTAACGGACTTGTGATATTTCCTTTTATATTATATACTCTCAAATCAAGAACTTCCTCTAATGTATAAGTTGCCGTGTCTTTTAATATAAGCCTGGCAAGTACAACCATCTCTTGAAAAGGAAGTCCGGTAAGTGTCAATCCGCCAAATATATTGTTCTCTTTCGCATCAGAAAGTTTATTATCTACTCGCTGGCCCATGATTAAAGCGATTGGTTCAGTTTGCTCATTAGTCGCCACAACGTAATAGGCTACATAATTGTTAAGTCCTACGGTAGCATTAGCCCATGTACCGTTCAGTTTGTTATATTTCAAATCATTGGAACCATCCACATATCCGGCATCGGTTGCGTTAGCTTTGTCCGTAGTTTCATAGATACGCCAATTACTTGCTCCATCGAGATAATAAATCGGGAGTTCCGCGGGGGATAAGACCTGCTCGAAAAGAGCGGCTCCGGCACCGTCTGTTATGGATAGTTTCAAATCCTCATCCCACATATTCCCCGCTGCTACATTCACTGTTTCAGAGCCCGCATCAGATACGAGTAGTCCAGTTTCCCATCTTGCACCACCGGCATAATGAAGCCTTGCGTGTGTGTGCCCGTCCATGTAAAAAGTGTGTGCTTCCCACCCTAAAAATATCTCTTTGTTGTTTGTAGCATCCCAATGTAAATAGGCTACTAAGGCTTTATCCTCATCCCTAAAACTCCAAATAGTTTGAGATGCCGTAAGTGTGGCTCCATTAAAATAGATATACCACAATCCTTCAGTGTCGGTTATGTTGACCGTCTTGTTGCCACTTAGCGTGTACTTGACTCCATCAATATAATAATAAGCCGAGCCGCCGTCTGTAACGGTAAAGGTCGGGTAACTAAAAGAAAAAGTTGCCCCGGTTACAATAGGCCAACCTGTTTTTGCAAAATCGGAGGCCCTGATTACGCCGGTAGAAATAAGGCCGGCAACGGTCGGTGTGTCCGTCCAACTCATATCCGTACCATCGTTAGTCAGGAGCTTATTGTTTTCTAAGGGCGGTATTGGTTCATAAACTGGATTTATAAGCATAATAAAACCTTCCTGCTTCTGTCAGGCTTAGCTGCTGCCTCGCCTGTGGGCGTTCTCCATTTCAAGACAGTACGATAGGGGCATTTTCAATCTGGGGCATCGTAGGCTGTTTTGAGTAATTCTGTCTATAACCATCATTTTGCCTTTCTGGGGTTGCGTTTGCTTAATGCAACAGGGATAATATCCTGAGTTGCAAGCCCTGATTTGCGAAGTTCAAAAATCATATCGTTCAGTTCCTTGCCGTCTAATCCAGTGAGCTTCTTAACAACCATTTCAGTCTTAGCGGCGGTTTGCGAACCTGTAATAATTTTACTGATTGCATCGGCCTTTGTCTCATCGGGCAGGTCGTTATATAATGGATTCGTTATCAATATGCCAAGAGCATCATTCGTTATCGAACCGGCCTGTTTCCATAGCTGCGTATTTTCCTGTTTCGACAAAACTTCATATCCTGTTCTCGTACCTAAGAGCGATGGAGATACTTCCCACCCTTCGTCCCATAGCCTTCTTAATTCGGTTATGACGGGAGATGATATTTCTTTCGATGGCCTTGTCGGGTCTAACATCAACTCCAATGGATTTGCTGTCGGCTCTTTTTCTTCGCCAAGCACCGTTACTTGCGGCTCGAGAGCCTGCCTTGCACCCGGCACTCTTGCCATTATCTTTTCAGGAACAGTTTCGGCCCTGCGTTCTTTAACGTCCGTTGCCCTTGCGACATCAGAAACGATTGTCGGCACTATCGAGGATATTGTATTGCCAACAACAAAAGAAGCCGAGCGTTCAGGGTCGGCAAGCGCGCCAACGAATTGATTAACGCCCCGCATGAATGTCTGCTCGGTAAAAGATTTACCACTTCCTATAATTGCCTCTGATATGGCTTCCGTGGGACTGCCCGATTCCTCAAAGGCTCTTTTGAAATGACCGCCGATAATCAAAAGATTTCCGGCAGGGCCGAAGGCTTGAACGGTTCGCCACTTATCGCCTATTTTGATGGTATTGGCCTGCCTGCCTTCAATTTCCCAGAGTTTGCGTTCTTTCTCGTTTGTTGGCCTGTCTAATGTAATTTGGTCGTTATCATACAAAGCGGCGCCTATAACCAAGACAGCCGTGCCCGTGATCCCCCTGCCTACTCCCTGCGAAAAAGCTCTTTGGTCAAATCTGCCCTTGCCAATGTTTTCAATGATAGTTTTTGCAATTCCAACAGGAGAGTAATTTACGATCTGCATAGCAACAGCCGATGGCGTTCTTCCGAAAGGCACAATTATTTCGCCACCTGGCAATTTCTGTATTCCTCTCGCTATATTACCAAGTTTTGTATTGTTGATAAAGACCGCAGTTTCGGCATCTTTGGTGGCATTCTTAACCATCTTTTCGGTAGGATTCTGGAAAAGATTATCAATGAATTTTTGTGCTTTTGCGCCTTTTAATCCCTGATTGATTGCTGCGATTTTGGCTTGTTGCCACAAAGACCTTACTTTTGTGGCATAATAAAACGGCTGATCCCCGGCACCCATAAGACGAAATACGCCTTCAGTATATGCTTGTAATGCCTTAGCAAGATTGCCCTTACCCATATTGACTTTTTTCAAATCAAGTTTAACGCCGATGTCTCTTTCACTGTAACCACTTTTGATATATTCCCATCCCTTACTTTGTCCCTCTATCCCTCCGCCTTTAATTCCTTTAATAGTCGGTGTTACTGTTCTTTTTCCAGTGAATATCGAAGCAATCTTATCGACAGCAGTTGCAGGAATATCTTTTATTGTTTCAGTTCCAACGTGAAAAAGATTTGCATATAAATTCAGACCATGTGTTTTAATACCTGTAAGCAAACCAGCCTTCCAAATAGTGATGATCTTGTTATATAATGGCGTTGGCACTAATTCCGAAACATGCGTCTGTAACTTGTTGAATCGAATGACCTTGGCCTTGCCATCCGGCATAGCTGTAATTTCTCTCATCTCCTTCAAAATATGTTCGGCCTGTTTTCCGGTTAGTTCTGGAATCTTTTTTCTAAGACCCAAAAGACCGCCGCGTTCCGTTTCAACCTTCTCGTTGTATTTCTGAATCTCCCTTGCGGCAAATCTAACTTGCCCTTCAGGTGTCAATCTGCTGAGGATAAAAGCCGCCTGCACTATTCTTCCAGCCTCAGTAAGTTTGCGTGCGGTATCATTGCCTATAACAGCCGCTCTTTCATAAAGCGCATCCGCTTCTACCTTTGTTTTGGCCTTTGCCGCCTGTTCGCCATAATATTTTATAAGCTCGGAAGCGACTGCAACTGATACATCACTATTGCCTTTTAATGCCACTTTCTCGGCTTTTGGTAAATCGTCTATAATCAAGTTACGGGCTTTGATGGCGAGAACGTCCGTACTTCTCGGAATGTACTGGCCCTCAATTTTCAGTTTGGGCAGGACTTCCTTGATGCTGGTTATGAATCCGCGCTCCCTGGCTTTCTTCAAGTTCAAGGCATCTATTTTTTCGGGCGGTCTTAGATCGTTTTGGATGATCTCGGCCTTGGCTTTCATCTGCTCTATAGTTGTAAGCGGCTTTGATACGGCCTCAGCTTTTGCCACCTTCTTTTTCGGTATCTCGAGTTCCGGCTTCGCACCCGGTCCACCCTGATAATTGCCTTCCTGTATTTGTTCAAACGCTTTTACATCGCCGTTGTATCCTTTTTCAAGTAACTGTTCGTATGTCGGGATATTCTTGCCCTGAACAAGATCGTTCAACTCTTGGATTGCTTTTTTGTTGCCTTCGTTGGCTTTTTCAAGAAGCTCATCATATCTCTTGCCTTGCGTGTATCGCTTAACTTCCTCAGATATATCAACCTTTTTAGTTTCCGTTGGCTTGAACTCTTTCTGCATTGTTTCTTTGGTCTTTAACCCTCGGACCGCCTCGATTGTTATGTTGGTCAATAAATCTGATACTGCTTTTTCAATTTCGATATTGGGACGGTTCTTTAACGACGGGGCTTTATATTTAATAGACTGAATGAGTGCTGTTTTGTTTCCATATTCGGCCCATTTTTGCTTGGTGAATCCCATGCCTTCAAACGCAAAAGGTATCCCCATGTTTATCAAAATATCGACCGTATCGCCGCCACCTAAATATGTTGTTGTACCGAAAAATATGCTTCCAGCCGTACCTCTGCCGGCAGCAGGCAAAATGCCTGTGCCGGGTATTGCCTTTCCTATTCCTGCAAGAGTAAGCTGCATAGCGGCGCCAGTGCCCGGCTTGCCGCCGTTGGCTTCATTGACCATTTCCCAAACCATTGCTTCCGGCATTGTCGGGGATAATCTTTTTAGAAGGGCTATTTGTGCTACAAATCCAAATATGCCCGCACCTGCATCAATTATTTTCTCTTTGACTCCTTCCGGCTCAGGTACATAAGCTGAAATATCATTCGCCTGAAAATGCCTTGCTTCGGCAATATTATATATTTCCTGCGAACGCTTAATATGTTCGGCGCGTGTTTTTCTGGGGATTAAGGATGCGGATATTTTTCCGGCCTCATAATCCTCGCGTATTTTGATAGCCCAATCCGGCCTTTTCAAACCAAACATACTTCCAAGGGTGCTCTTTTTATAAGGCGCTGTGTATCCTTCAATTTCTTCTATACTTACAGGCAATCCATTTTCCGCTCTATATCTGAAATCTTCTTTCTCTAAAGCGGCCACTTCTAAATCAGTACCAAGTTTGCCAAGTTCTGATTTTGTTCTTATCGCAGTTATAGTATTTGCAACCGTACTGTTATAGAGTTGTTTTATAAAACGACCGGCGCCGGACGGCTTTTCGGGATTGTCAAGTTTGTTCAGGCCGTAATATACCCGCTCTGATTCCCTGAGTGGTATTCCGGTTTCTAATGAATAATCATAAATTTGGCCTGAATCTTCTCTGATTTCATCAGTTGTTCGCTCTGTCGCAGAAAGAATGGCATCGGTATTATCGCCAAACGGCGATCCCCGCTCCAACGCATCGAGCTCTTCTGTGGAATAGGAGCGAGCGCTTTGTTTTTGTTCTAATAAATCGAGTTCCTCTGTCGTCAAAGAAGCCATTTAATCATTCCATTTTGTGCCGTCAAAAGTAAAAGTAATGCCGTTGATTATTCTGGTATCGCCTGTTTTGTATTCAACTTTTCTTATTATCGGTTGCTTTGCAATTGCCTTCATTCTTTCAAGGGAAGTGTTCCAATACCTCATTTTTTCTTCTGAGGCAAATTGATAAAATTCCTTACCGGAAGCCGTTGGATTATCAGCAACCCAATCTCTTAAACCTTGCTCGTATAGACTCAGGAAGTGCATACGATATTTTGTATCTTCGACTTCATCACCGGACAGACCCGCAAGGTTTACGCCGGTCAGATTTCCAAGAGCATCAAATTGCATAAGGCCGGAATACTGTCCAAGTATTACATTGGCCGCATCGCGCGAGAATCTTCTAATATCGGCGGCCTGAGATTGTTTTAGTTGTGTGTCGGCAGCAGATACTATGCTTGCGTATTGTTCATCATTTATTCCATCGGCGTTAGCAAGCGAAGCCCTTATTCTATTATCAAGTTCGTCCCTTGTTGTTGTTCCTCTCCATACGTCCATCGCGGCGCTCTTTAGTTCTGTCGCCTGTATAATGTTTCCGGCCTTATCAGCCGGATTCATTGCTATCTTCGTCCACGATTCATAATCGTTGTCGTCAAGAACATTACGTCTTAACTGAATCTCCGGTATAGTCAACTGTTGCTTTGCCATCAGATCGGTTAGCTGTTTGTTTGCCTCGCTTGCGGCTTCTTTTACCTGAACCCTCGCTTCGCTGGCAATTTTGTTTCGGTATGCTTTTTGTTCGTCTGTCGGGTTAGACAGTTCGCTTAATTTATTATCCGCCCCAACATAGTTTCCATCCAGAGTCATCGAATGCGCCTGTCCAAGCACACTATCATTCGGAGCATTCTTCATCTTAAAATCAAACTCGGCCTGGGTTATATCTTTCACGGTCAAGCGCGTGTTCAACTGTTGATAGTATTCTGAAAGATTTCCGTTTGCTAACGCATTCCCGGCCTCTAATTCAAACTTATCGTGGGCGTTCTTTTTCCTTATACCAAGACTGTGTTTATTGAAACTATCCTGCCAATTCGGTATTACTTCGTTGATATGGCCTTGCAGGGCCGCTTGCACATTCGGCCTTTTCGATTGCAGGAGCGCAAGGTCTTTTTGAAAGTTCTCCCATATTTTCACATCGGCTTCTTCATCGCCACTTACCGAATTAAAAGCGGCATAACCTTTTTCATCAACTTGCCGTTTCAATCCAGAGTATTCGGCGGCTGATTCCTGCTGATGAATAGTATCTGCAATGCCAGCCAAAGCCCCCCCGAATTGCATTAGACCTCTTGAGATTGCTTCCTGACCTGTCGATACATCCATCGAGGCGCGTGGTTGTCTAACAACGCCCGGCACTGTCTGAGAATATTGTATTGCTGGAAAGTTCGCTGCCATTTTACTTCTTTCCCCAATAACCTTTATCTATGCCTGAACTGAATCCGCTAAGCAATGTTGTTCCCGCGCCTATATACTGCCCTTTTGCTTCGGCTTTGCCTCTCTGCCTTGCAAGTTTGCCTCCCATTATATCAAGTTGGGCTTGTGTTCTTGCCGCCGTTGCTTCTTCCCGTCCGGTATAGCCTATATTCAGGTTCTCAAGTTCGGATTCGCTGGCTTGCTTGGCTTGAAGCATAAGCGGTGCACCTGCTGTTGACACGGCCCCTGCTGCCCCTGATCCGGCTTCGAGAGTGCTTTGTTGCCTTGCCGCCTCCTCGGCCTGCCTGCGTTGCTCCAAGGCCGTTCTCTGCTCAATGGCCTTTGCTTCTCGCTCCTGTATTTGCGCATTGTAATTTGCGATATTTTGTTCAGATTCAGCTTGTACCGATAACTCCTGACCGGCCCGATATTGACTGAAAGCCTGACCTGCCACTGCGGCTAATGCAAGAACTTCAAGTCCCATGATATTATGTCCTAAAAAAGTTTTGCGTAAATATGAGCGTCTTTTTTGTCTTCGGTATATTGTAGCATTGTTCCTTCCCGTACAAGCCCGGCAACTTCTATCAGTTTAATAGCCTTCACGAAATCCGTTCTGATTGTTGTCTGGAATCGGTGTAATTTTAACTCGGCAGCCGCGATGTCAATAAATCTGGTTAAAAACATAGCCACTGCAATTTTGTAGGTATTGGCATGTTCACTAAGAGCATACCATCCTTCACCAGTGCCCGGCCAGAAAACAACAACGCCTCCAACTCCCAAGATTTGATTATTTATCAAACCAGTTTTAGACCAGCCGGTAATCTTCACATCCTCAAAATGTTTCGTTACTTCAGGGTTTATAGGGAATAATCGAACGTATGCCAAATCTTCTTCAGTAGCATCACGAAGTTCAATTAGTTCAGAGCAAGATTCCATTGACAAAATTCCTTTGTTATTGTATTATAAAACAAGTTGAACCCATTTGTCGTAAATGTCATAAAAAAATCCATAAATCTACCGCCCGGTAATGTCCATCCTTGGCACTATCGCCCTGACCGTACAGGGCATCGGGCCATCACTTGTAATGATTATAGGATTCAATGGATCGAATCCACCAGGCATACTAACAACAACCTCACCTGTAAATAGTCCCGTTATTTCACAACTGTTTGTCCAACGTTCATCGGTAAAATCTACGGAGTGCAAATCATCTTCATTTGAACCATACTTTGCAGCGCCGGTATTCAGGAACGAAATAACCAATTCGTTGACACGGGTTATACTTCCCATAGAAGTACCATCCTGCCCGCCAAGGACAATACGCATAGGCTGTAAAAGACTGTCTTTGCTCAAGCCCACCTGTGCCTTTTCCACTGCTGTTGATATAGTTACTTCGCCGCTTGCATTGACAACGGCGGTCGGCGTGTATTTAACGCCATCGCCCAATACTGTAACCGTTTCACCGACAAGGTGTGTAAGGCCAGCTAAAGTAGCCGAAGCGGGGTCATTTTCAACTGTTATTCCAGAATCGACAAAGAAGCAATCCTCTATGGCCGTGAAGGTCCTCGAAGCTAATTGTTCGATATAGATCGTGTCCGCCTCGTTAATCGTGCGTTTGACGGAAATAGTTATTGTATCCTCATTGGCGCCTGGAGTTACACATACCGATTGAACCTCTACGCTTGTTCCGCCGACAGGCTGCTCTGACCATGCCACAACATCTTGTTCACGGTCATAGACCATAGCTATCAAAGAGCCATCATCAAGTGTAACCCACAAAATAGAATCAGGGTTCTTCTGATATGCCATGGAAGTAATACCGCCCATCGTGATATGCTCGGCCAATGATGTCAAATCCGGTGCGACATATTTTCTGTCCGAATCGCTATATGTCATCTCCCTTATTTTGCGCCCGACAAAATCAACAAAGAAAATGGATTCGTTTATTTTAATAGCCTGAATATTCTTGCTGCCGTAATTTGACTGCTCATCGACAGACCAATTATTCGGAGTTAATGGTGTTCCGATTTCATTGGAACTCACGCTCCATTCACCGCCTGAAGTTCCTACGACAATATCTTTTAACGATTTTACCCATACAATCGTATTGGTCGTAGGAATAGCCAGCGAAAATGAATCGGCGTCATTAACGCCCTCTTCAAAATTCTCATAGTCATCTACGTAACTAAACCAAACTCTTTGTTCTGTTGCCATAATTTAATCCGGTACAATCTGCGAAACTATCGGAGATTCGCCTGCGTAAACACATCTATTACCGCGAGAGAAAGTTACCGAAGCGGGATAGCCTCTTAACGGAGACCATGCTCCTTCGGCCCATCGCCTTGTCGCCACCGTGCTCGCCGGTAACTTTATAATTTCGACCGTAGCATTATTGGCATCGGTAACGGCTGTGATCTCAACAATACCTTCCTGGATAGGATTATCAATGGTTAGGGTAGCGCCAAAACCAGTCGAAATACCGGCCACGGCATTGAGGCGGTAGAATATATTATCCTCTTTTTCGTTAAGAGCCAAACTGTCATTTCTTGCACCTAAAGTAAGTCCTTTGTATGTTCTGTAATTTTCCCAACCGGAACTATTCTGATTCCTCTGGACATGCCAGGTTCCCAACCATGTTCCAGTGCTTACATAACGCGCCGTCCCTTTTACTTCTATGGCCTTGGTTGTCCCTGCGCCTGATAGTGAAATTTCCTTTAATAATCTTGGATGAACTAATTTGAATAAAGCCCCAACGTGGTCAGCATCATCGAAGATTTCTCCCGTGGAAACCAAAGTGTCTGTTGCACCGACAACGAGAATCACGCCGTCATCCGTGCCGTTACTTATAACCTCATTTACATAAATCGTAACCGTTGCAGTAACGTAAGTAGTGGCCGTGGTTGCATGGACAGTATAGTTGGCATCATTACTCGTTGATCCATAGACGGCAAAAGGTTTATTTGGTGGAAACAGAGAAGATATATCAGTATCGCTCGTAATCGTAAATGTTCCGACACCTGCCGCCCCCGCCGTTGCAGTTGCTATTGTCAGGCCGGAAATCGACATCTTCGCCGTGTCCTGAACATCAGGATCAATCAGGTCATTCCTTAAAAGAAACGGGCCTTTCTTGAACTCTATTTCGTCAAGAGAAAAAGCTGTTGCACTTGTCCTTGTAAGTTTTCTCGAAGCATACGATGGATGCGTAATCCACATAACATCGCCGACTTGCTCGTAATTAAGTTCAAACAGGTGTGTTTGTAAATATGGAGCTACGACTTCGACATGACTATCCCCGTCCATAAGAGCTTCGCCGTTATAGAAAAACCTGATATACGAACCTCCGAACTCACACTCATAAGCTATTTCCGAAGAATATATAAAAGGTATCATTCTTACCATGAGTTCGTCTCCTAAAAGCCAATAATCAGCCCAGTTTGCGCCGGTTATAGGTTTGTCGTCTGTGCTCGATGTATTATCAACTATACATATATAGGTATTATCATCAGAGCCGGTTGTGGTATCATTAACAATATAACCATAACCGTCAATCCAAAACGGAGGCCCACCCTGAAAATCCCATACATCTCCCGTTGTTGTTCCGACCTCATTTACCGCATCAATTCTCCAGTAAAGTACGCCCTCACTAAAGTAGTCTGTTATATTGTCTTCGGTCAACTCATAAGATAAGCCAGCCTGTCCCTCGGAAACCAACACAAGCCCACCGGCAGTGGCCCCTATACGCACATCATAGCTTGTGGCATTACTGCCTCCATCTTCCCAAGTCAAAGTTCCATCCGTAAAATCGGTATCGGTATCACTATCTGTTGGTGTAGGATTTATGGGTTTTTCTGGCGCTGTTTCGCCATACTCATAAAAATACAAATCCGTTTCAGATACTTCCGTCCAAGTTGGGGTTTCATTCAAATTATATTTAACAGGTATTCCATAAATATACCCAGCACTTGAACCCTTATACCAATAAATCCCATTACCTGAAACCTCATAAGTGCCAGTTGGCACAGTGAGAACAATGGCATAAGTAGTTTCAGCAGTCAAATCTATATAGGGGTCAAAGTAAAAACTTACGTATGTAGCACTTTCGCTTAAAGTATCGCCATTAACAGAAGATGTGCCTAATGCGTCCCCAGTTGGATAGCCTGTTTCACCATCTGTGGCATATATTTTCACATATATTGTTCCAGGTGTACCATATCTTGCTATTTTAATCCTAACTCTATTGAGACTATGTGCCTCCCCAGCCTGCACAGTAAATGTTTGACCAAGTTCATCAACCAAAGGGCCATTAACATTAAAGGGAATTTGAAGCCCTAATGGATTATTACCACTATAATATTCGTATGTTGCCATTACGCGCCAAAATAAATCGCACCTTTATAACCATTCAGACATCGTACACTTTGCTTTTATGAATAAACTTAGTGCCCGGCCTTCTTTCCGCACTTCCATATATTCGCGGAATCTTGCCCGACAATTGACGACAACCTGCGCCGTATTTCTCCACATCATCCCTGTTGAATATTTGCGGCGTCAATATACCTGCATTGGATTTTACAATCGGTACGTTTGCCATTATAAGTTCCCCAAGACAACCGCTTTTTTCGCAGATTCAGTTTCATCTACATTAGTAACAACCATTTGCTGCGCCACTAATATATCGGCAACGTCATCAACCAAGTCGGAAAGGTCTCCGCTTGCAAAAGTAAATTCCCCAGAACCGACAGGTTCGCTTTTTGAAGTTACTGATTCATTGACAGTAGTGTCCAAGTCCGCCACCCAATCTTCATCGCAAAAGACTCTTTCGCCCTCCCAATATACCGGCGCTTCCTCGCTGAGATATGTAACAATGGCATCTTCCCATGTAACCGTATAAAGTTCGTGAACCTGAACTACATCACCATCTACAAAATCGGTTAAAGGTGTAGCTCGGTAATATCCGGTGGGACGAATCTCAGTCAACGGCTGGTCGGGGATTCCACGCCCCGCACCGGATGGTTGATAAGCGGTGAATGCCAAATTGCGGCCTGAACGCCATGTAAATTTAGCTTCATATTCCATTTGGTCAATAAAGGAATCCGAACAGATACAAAGTGCAACCTGCAACGCCGTTGCCAGTCGTAACATTAGCCTGAATAACCGTTGCTGCTGCATAGGATTTCTGTTTTACCGGAGTAGCGTTTGGCACGGGGGTCATAATAACCGCATCGTATTCAGCATCGAGGTTGCTAACCGTCTGAGTGTCAAGAAAGTCCGTCAATGCCCCAACCTGCCCGATAGTCAAAGCAGAAGTCCCGCCAAACGGCGTCCCCGCCGACACAAGAATAGCCTTTGTTATAACGCACCTTTTACCAGCCGGTACGGTATAAAGCGTTGTAGCCGCCGCAGCCGCCAACGATAACGTTGTTGCTGATAATAATGAATCAGCTTTTTCTTTTAAGTCCACACTCATGCGCTAATCTCCTTGTTTTTATAGTTATCCTAAAGTCGTTTTCTTGCCGGTCGCAGGCGACAAAGCGCCTGTCAAAATCGTTTTTCGATAACCACCCTTCCTTCTCGCTTGTTTGATTGCAGTTTCCGCGGCTTCCGGTGCAACCTCTGGCGTTGCGGCGGGCGGTGGCGGTGCCGGTGGCTTTACTGCTTTGGGTTTACCCATTTTATGTTTCTCCAACAATTAACCTAATTGCGCTAAATTCCAGTCGCTTCGTCCCGATACGTTTGTTTCCTGAGCCGCCACAAGCCTTGCCTTTGTCTCGGCAACTTGCAAGTCTTCTTTAATATCGGCCCTGAGAGGATTTGTTTTTGTTCCGGCCAACGGAGCACAGAGCTTGAGTGCTGTTCTTAAAATCAAAACCTCAACGAATAGCGGGTCAAAATCATCGGGGTCTGTAACCTCTTTGATGTATCTGATATTACAGGTATCGTAGTTAGTAAGTATTCGTTTGCCCTCTCTAATCCATCTATTATCAACTTCATCAGTGCCATCATCCTCGTAAATACTTTTCAGGCGAAGGAAATCATTAGGAAGATGATATTGATGTGTCCATTCAAAATCAGGAGTGATCTCGGCAACTACCGGATAATCTGTGCCACAAGTAATTTGATCGGCGTCCGAATCATCATACCAACAAACCGTCTCATCTTCGTATTCCACGGGAATGCCTTCCCATGTTACGTCATAAACAGTGGCGTTCGTGATTCTTTCTCCGTCTGTAAAGTCGCCTGAAATATGGATTATTTCATATTCCGTACCGGAAGTTACTGTCAGGATTTCGGCGGTTGTTCCAGAAGATACTCCGGTGATTACATCTCCGACAGCCCAATTATCCGGCCCAGGCTCGGCATCTAATACTATCGTGCTTATCTTGCCAAGTTCTTCTCTATCACAAGCAAACGGCCATTCAAAAGATTCGAGCAAAGAATTGCGCGTTTGCTCGTAATGACGGATAGCCGTGAGAGCTTGAAGGGTCGTCTGTGTCGCATAAGCAATTTGTGCTATTGCTACCCTATCGCACGCTTGATTAACGATAGCGACTTCGGCTTCTGTCAGGGACATAATCCACCTCTTTTAATCTTTGCAGGTTCTGCCGTGCACTTCTATCCACATCGTTCCATCGCCAGAGGAAAGCCCTGTAATAGCAAGGCTGACAGTGCATTTTATCCCCATACCACGCGGAGCCTCCCAATTAAAAAAGCCACCGACCGCAGCAAGAGGTATCGGGCCAAAATGAACGGTCGTAACCGCGCCGGTGGTCTCACCCGAACCAATAGAAACGTCCATCGCTGCATCGGCACGGATTTTAAGTTTTGTTATATAATGAGAATATCCTGTTTCAGCCGCCAAGATGTCTTCGCACCCGCTTGCAGCTTCGTTTTGCAGAGAAAGATGAAAATCCTTACCTGCCGATGGAATTGTTCGCATGTTATAAGTATTTGCCGTAAATACAGCCATTGATTTTCTCCTTTAATCAATAAGTTTCCCGTTCCTATCACGCGGCCAAACATTCAATTTCGTTTTGCCAAACGGGACGGACGTTTGAATCTTCGTAGTGCGAAGCGGTTCGCCAGAGCGAGAACAATATCCCGCTCTGGCTGCCCGCTTATTCGATTCATCAATCAAATCACTTCGACTGACATTTTCAGGAACAATCTCATTCGTAAATCGCGACATTTGTTAGATGTCCATTTCAAGACGAATGACCGTTGAACCATTGGCGGAATCATTGTTGTCAAGTATGATTCCGGCTCTTTGGTCAGTTACATTTGTTCCAATTGAAGAATGAATGTCAAGAGAACCATCTTCACGCCAGTAAACAGACCGATACAAAGACGTTCTCCCCACAGCGTTTTGGTTAGCCACCCAACACGCACCCCACGTCTGCACCCAGAAATAATAACCGGTCGCAGAAATGTAAGTGGCTGCAAGTCCTGCAAACGATTTTCCAACGGATGACGCATCGTAACTGACATCACTATACGGTGATGGCATGACAAACGCATAATGTGAGGTCGTCAATGCTGTTTCAGTTGGAGCGTCAAGGTGAATCGTGCAGACTCCACTCGTTGCGGCAGCTGCCGAATTGGCTATCACGGTACGCATCATAAGATGTGCATCTGTGTAAGTTTCCGTAGGCTTCATCAATATCTGGCCGCCAGCAAGCGCGTTTTTAGCGATTGCAGAACTACCCGTATTTGTCATTTTGACAAAATTACTCCCCGCTGGTGCATCGGCGGCCAAAACAGCATAGTCGATACCGCCCGCCCCTGTTGCATCATCTATGGCTCTGCTGAATACATTACCTCGGCCCGTGTAACATAGTCCGCTTGATAATGAATGCCGGAAAACTTTTCCGTCATTTGTAATCAGCCTTCGACCAAAAGCGTGATACTGCGTTGTTCCAGCATAATACTGGCTCAATTCGGTGGACATAGATTCGTCTGTTGGCCTTGCACCAAGCAAAAGTGGGGTAGCTGGTAATGCTCCCATTTCAACTGTCATAATAATATCCTTTCAAAAAAGATTTTCTTGTTTTTTCAATAACTTACCAATAACTTACCGACTCCCGTTTACCGAGCGGAACTGGCCGTCAAGGTCTGCGTTACCTCGTTCAAGCACTCATGGACTTTCGCGCCTTCCATGCGAACCGCACCGAGGTCAAACTCCGAATACACGCCGGTACTGTACTTGTGTTCCGGCAGTATCGAAACAGTAGTTTTGAAGTCGCCGATTTTAGCGAGAACCACGCCATCTTGCGCCCATGCAACTGTGCGATTACAGGTGCCGTCATCTCCATCCCTGTCCAATCCGTTCCACCAGAAAAAGTTGAAGCCCATGTAATCTTCTACCTTCCCCATTTGAAGTGCCTTCACCGTGTGGTAATCCGCGCTTGCGATTTCGGTCAAGTTAAGCATGTGCTTGATGTCATTGGGCGAAACGGCCCAATACTTCTTGATGGAAGGGTCAACATCGTCTTCGTTGAAAATTGTCAACATAGTCAACATCTTCGAGAGTGTCATCGGCACTTCGGTTACGGTGTCATTGCCCGCCAAAGTACCGAGAGTCGTTACCGTTCCAACGGCGTTGATACCGATGGACTCAGACGCGAAGGTTACTGCCGTTGTGCCTGCCTTGCCTTTGTAGGCGGTTCCGAGCATAGCCGCATAGATGATTTTGTCCTGCTTGCGGCTGAATGACATGGACTGCGCCTGCACAACGGGGTTTTGTGGGTCAACGGTCATACGAGCAACGTCTTTCTTGTCGATAATCGTTCCCTTTTCCCACTTGTAGGGAGTTACCTTTCGCCGATTCGCCTCGTACTCACCCCAAGGGGTTAAACCGTGGCGGTCGGTATCCTGAGTGGGTTCATCCATCTCGTCAAAGAGGTTGAAATACGCTTCCTCAGCATTGTTGACGGATTCGTTTCTGACTTTGTCGCCAAAGCGGGAATCCTTTTGCTGAGAGAGCATCTGAATCGTGGACGAAAACTGTTTGCCGTTCAGATTACTTCCTGTGTATTCTGGCATTTCTAAATCTCCTAAATTGTAAAACAACCAAACCAAATTAAACTACCGTATTCGGCTCGGCTGCCTCCAACAAGGAGACCTTGCCTGCATTTTACGCTTGCTGAGCGGCGTTCTTTCTCGCTGTCATCGAGACCCATTAAAGCGGGCTACCTCGAAATTGTTTACTTGGTTACTGTTCTGCTTGCTCTATCATATAACTCCGTAATTTCCCGTGTCAACCTTTTATATCCTTCGGGATTGTTATTTCTCATTGTCCCGTCCATATATCCCGGCGTTGCTTGAAGTTCTTTTGCCTTCGATTCCATCATGCCGGGCGTCATTGCCATCCCGCCTTCGGAAGGCGGGATACCATCATGGGACTCACGATATTTTCGCTGAATGCCTGCCAGGAAATTGAATAAGTAAGGCCGAAGATTGTTATCATTGATTGCCTCCAACAGCTTTGCCCGTTTTTCTTCATCGGGACATTCATCGGCAATCAACTTGTTTGCAAAATGTTTCTGATCTTCCAACGCTTCGCCGGATTCTTCAAGGATAATTTTCTCGGCTGCTTCGTATTCGGCTTGCTCGGTATCCTCTATTTCCTTAGCGGCCTGAGCAATGCGCGCTTGCTCAAACTTCCATAGTCCATCAACCTGTGTTTGGTTCAGGTTAATGCTGTGGAATAATTCACGGGCCGTCCCCATCAATGTTTCATCGAAATACTCTTTGGTTTCTTCCGGCACTTCCATCTTGTACTCAGCCGATGTAGTGGGCACTCCCCATGCCTTACGAAAAGCGTCTTTCTCTATCTGTGAAGATGTCTCGGTTGGTATAACCACTTTGCCTTTGCCGGTCATTTTGGTTAGACCAAGATGTTGTTTGACAAGCTCAGGTATATCGCTGTAAGTGTCCAGCGTAAGTTCGTGTCGAAGTTCTTCTGGTAACGCATTTTTCCAGCCTTCTTGCAACTTACCATCCTGCCCGATTACTTTATGAAAATCAATCGTTGCGGTTCCGGCGTCTGCTTGCGCGGCCTGAGATACGGCCTGAGCTTGAGAATCACTGCTACTTGCCGCCTGTCCTTCGCCGCCTGCTGCTTGCATTCCTTCTTCTGGCATTTTATTGCTCCTTCGTTTCTGTTGTTACGACTTCTGTTTGTCGCGGCTCTCCTTTGTCCGCCAACAATTCTCGAATCTTCAAAATCACACTTCTCGCACCTTCATTGAAGCATGACTTTCTTTCGCTGTTTACAATGAATGTCTGAGCATGTTCAAGACAGAAATCCGATATAAACTGCAAAACATTCATGCCCGCATCAATTTTTGTGAATATCGCCTTGCAATCAGAAATCAGTATTTGCCTTTCGTCATCTGTCATTATCCCGCCCCCGCCATAACCGCCTCTGCCGGGCTACCTTCACCAGGCGAACCGGAGGCATCTTTGTATGCTTTTCCAGCCGCCTGAGCCGCCATCATCATCTTTTCTTGCTGCAAATCCTGCGCTCTTTTCTCACGTTTCGCCTCTCTTTCTTCGACAGTCGCCATATCCTCAACATTGACGCCAAACGTCCTACCCATACGCGGTATAGCATCATCGAAGTCGATATTATCGTCAACATGCTTCTCAGGAAATTGCAAGTGGGCTTGACCGACAAAGTTAAGCCATTCCTGAAATCCTCTGGCTTGTTCGCTTTTCAGGGCAAGAGCCAAAGGCCCAACATAGTCTATACCAAAACTAATGCCTGTCAGTTCAGCGGGCGGTTGCTCTACATCGCGGTTGCGAATCAATTCCAACACAGACCTTTCAAGCGTCTTTGTCAGCAATTCGAGCCATAATCTGCCGACCGGCGGACCCAGTTTTTTCAACGTACCTCGAACCCGTTCCTGTATTTCAAGCGTTGTTCGTCTATCGCCTTTCAGGTCGGAAAGAGGATCGAAGGCTTGTTTGAAAAATGCCCTGTCAATAATTGCCGTTTGCCGCTCAAGAGACTTTTCGGTTATCGGGTAGTTTCCGTTCATTGCTGAATCGAGTGCTTTTATGTTGTCCATCTCCGTTACCCAATTCAGGGCGCCGGGCGTTACTCTTACTGGCCCCTCCACACCTTGAACTTTTGCTTGTCGCGGCGGGTTCCCCCATTTATTCCCAACCTCCTTAAAACTCTTTGTCATATCGAACAGCACGTTGATTTGCGGTAACATTTCAGTCCCGATACCGCGTCCGTCTTTTTCGTATTCCGGCCTCATCCATCGACCGATAGCATAAGGATTTTCAGGAAAGCCGCTTTCTTCCACAGTATGTTCGTCTTTGATTTGTACAACGCAGGCGTCATATTCCATGTTCAAATTAAATTGTCGGGACAAACGCGGATTGATATTTTCGCGGGGCACAACACGATACAAAAACCAAAACACTTCCTGCATCGTTTCTTCTTTTTCCATCGCCTTGGTAATTTTCGGCCCTGCTTTATCGCCATATAATTTATATGCCTGTTGAGCGGTCAATTGGAACCGGTGAACTGAGCCGATAACATTTTCTGAATCATCCTCGATAATTACATAAGAACCGATATTAGAAGTTTTGTAATTCAGTCCCCCTTTTTTTCTTTTCCATTCCGAGAAGATGCAACCGGGACCGAAAGTAATCATCGAAATCAATACCTTAGCCATCTTTATCATAAAATTAGACGCGAAGATTTTCACATGCGATGCTTCGGTCAAATAAGACAAGTATCTCTGGATCCTATCGTTTTGTGAATATATCTCTGAAACTTTAATTTCAAAAAACGTCTGGCCAGCAGGTATAAGAACTTGCAAGAAACCGGATACCATATCGAGCATATCGAGCATCGGCGTAGTGTCCTGTATTTCCTTTGTTCTGTCCGTGCCGATTGTATATTCACTATCTATTTGAACATAAGGCCACATCTTATCGCCGGTGCGCTGCCATAAACTACGCGAATTGGATTGTTTGCCTACCTGTCGGTTGTATTCGGCTATAATCTCTTTTGCTTTTTTGTCCGCCAACTTATCGCCTTTCTAAATCGGCATATTTGTCATTGAATTTTTCAACTTGTCTATCTTGTCCTGCATTATATCAAGTTTTTTGCCAAGTCGAATTTCAAAGCTATTTACTATTCCTTCAAACCAACTTGTATCGCCATATTCCTCTCGAATCCGATAAGTAAATTCCATCCGATTCATAAAATGCCTAATATCGCAATTTAATTGGCATTGTATATGTACGGCGGGAACCGTTGTAAACTGGCTTAAAGCAGCTAATCCCCATATTTCAACATCAACATTTTCCGGTACTTCGGCGTTTTCCACAAAATAATCATAAAACGCCTGAATTTCTTCTTTGAAGATTTCACCGTGATAATAGAATTTCAATTCATCACTTATCATTATAATCCTTTTTGATAATTATTAGTTTATATTCTGCGCACATAGACTTTTATTTGTCAAGTCTTTTTTTGTGTTTCTTTTCCTTCGCTGGTAACGGTTAAAAGTATTTTTGTTTTTTTGAGTTCGTCCAGAAGTTGAGGAGTCAACCATTTAGGAGATTCGAATAAAGAGTATAAGCTGTTATGCACTAAGCCTTGTAAGGCCTTTTCAACACACTGCTTGCACGGCTCTACACTCAACACAATCTCAACAATCTCACCATCAACGAAATCTATTTCTAAATCAAGTTTTTGCCCACATACGCAATTTCCGATAATTTCGATTTCTGCACTCATTTTTCCACCATTTTTCCTTTTTTCTTATCAAAGACATACGTTTTTGACGCCGATGAGCGGGGTTTCGGCTTCGCAACCATCTGCCCGTGCTCGTTTAACACAGACCTTCCGTAACTATCGCATACCCCGCGCTGATGGCCGGAAACAATCACCTGTTTGATTTTTTCCTCATTTTGACGCATTTCTTTTGTTTTAGATGCCATTGTTATCCCTGAGAATCCTTCTTTTCCATGCGTGGTCAATGTCGTAAAGAGTCATCCAACAATCAAACAGATTTTTCGTTACATACCAGAAACCATAACAAGTGAACATTACAATCAAAATTAAGCCTATCGCACAAAGTGGCATTAGCTATTTTCCTTTCAGGGCTTTTTGTGCAATTATATTGCCATCACTATTACCAAGGTGCGGTTCATTTCCAAGCCTTGCCAATTTTTCCAATGCAGTTTTATACCGCTTGATAATTCGTATAGCAGTTGTGCCTGCCCCTTCGCTTTGGCTCGGCTCACCTTCGACTTCTGCCATAATAAAATCAGCTAATACTTTTATTTCTGATTCTGCACTCATCCAAATTCCTTTCATTCATTTATACAAACCGTTTGTCTTATAAACCCTTTTTTCTTCACAGTCGGCGTTCTGCCCGCCGCAAGCAAAAAGTAATTCAGCGTATTGCGATAATGGTCTCCCTGTCGGAGATTACCACAAACTCTATATCGCATCACGGTAGCCCCGATCCTGTCTTGTGTAGGATATTTTTCGCAGTTGCAACACTGTTGAGCAAATTTTTTTATGGCCGAATCCTGTCGTGGCAGGATAATCCAACCGTTCGATAATACTCTGTGTGAGCGATCGAAGATTCCCGTTCGATAAGTTTTTACAACGCCCGTGTTATCGTTGAAGTCTTGTTCTTGAACCGGACTATCGTTGTATTGGCACAAAAAGATTGTAATGCCCTTAGCCATGCACTTCTTTTGAAAATCCCTTGCCGAATCCTCGTAGGGTCGTATATCGACTACTCCGAATCTAACACCATATTTCAAACACATGTCATAAGCATCATCGAACGATTTTATCTGCGCCACTCGAACTATGTCGTATCGCTCTTTGTCGAGTCTTGTACCGATGATGATATGCTTAATAATCCCCACGTCCAACCCCATAGCGCAGGGGCCGGAATGCTTCGTAGGCATAATGTGATTTCCACAGTTTGCCAAAACAACATTCTCTCGGAGTTTATCCTCTGCGGACGAAAATGGCATACCAAGACGCATACGATATACACCGCCTAAATTGCCATAAGGCGGGTCTTCAAATTCTTTAAGAATTGTAATAGGGTCATGGAAGTTGCTGGTTAGGTGTCCTTTTTGATAACCTTCAAAATCTATCACGGAGGGTTTGTCCGGTATCCACATGCCCGTCCCCGGCCCCGCCCATATCGGAACGGGCTTGCCGCATTTTTTACATGCGATAAAGCCCCTGTGTTTTCCTTCGCGTTCCCGTTCATCGGCATCGGGATATTCTTTGATGCAATCAGGGAAGTCCAATTCGGCGCATGTCCACGCACTCAGATCGCCGCCGACACACGAACATTTTCTGTGCCAATGCCGCATGTCGGATTGTTTGTATATTAAATCAATACCCGAATCTTCGCCGAGCGGATTTGCGATATAAACTTCTTCGTGAACTTCCGATGCCCCCATGCGCCCTATCGCCAAAGCAATAGATTCGGTGTCCATCAATTCTATTTCGTCAAAATCAACTTTGTCCACGGAAATATTCGATAACGGGACAGATGTTTTCCCATCGCCCCCTGCATCTGCGCTTAGCGTTGCACTTCTCAGGTAGAGAAAAGCATCGCCGATTTGTTTGAGTGAGGCAGAGTCGGAACCTTTTATGCCGGTTTTAATATATCTGCCGATAGCCGCTCTGTTCTTGGCAATCAACGGGCCGTATTTGGCTTTACCAAATTCCTCCACCGCGGCCTTCGTGGGTAAAAGGTGAAGCACCCCTTGTCGAAACATGCCGGTTATCATGCCATGAAGATTACTAATTGCTTCGCTGATACTAAAACCATCCTGCGGAGCTTTCATTGCGCATCGTTTTCTTGCCCTTCTCTTTTTGTTTTCCGGCCCATAAATCCACTCCATAAGATACTCCCGGCCTTTAAGTGAAAATGGACCGGATTGAAGTTTCAGTTTGTGATATACAGCCCAAACGCAGGCGTTACCCTCAGCCAACAGCTTTGCTTTTTCCTCCGATGTTTTGGACTCGAAGTACGCCTTGGATTCAGGTGTTATCGGAATTTCGGCTGTTTGAGGCATTTATTTCTTCTTCTTTTTCTTCATTTCGGCTCGCCTTCGTCTTTCTTCATCATCCGGCATATCGAGCGGCCCCAGCGGGGACCGTGGGCCACTATGTAATTGCTCCTTTGTTTGTATTGTGCGTGGAATGAGATTCTTTCGTTTTTTATATAATCGTCCACCGAGAATAGCTTCCCATATTCGCTTTCGTTTGAATTTCTTTGCCATAATTGTGCTCCTTTCTTGTTTTACGGTTTTATGTGTCGCATATATCTTAGCACAGATATTATGAGTCTGGCAATCCTCTTTTATGTTTATTATAAAAATCGCTTTTCATCTTCTGGCACTATCTCAACAACTGTGCCAGGCGGCAATCGCGGTACTTCCCATCGCCCGCACCACGCGCCGGAGCGAACCGAAGGCCAAAGAGATTGCAACGCAATCGAGGGCTGGCCACTGACAACAGAGGAAGGCCCCGGCAAAGCAAAGATTTTCGGCGGGGTTAATCTGCACTGGCCCTGATTTCCAGTTTTATCCACAGGGAAATAAAATTTGCAACTTTCGCATGTTTCCATTACTTACCGCCTTTCCGGTTTTAGTTTGGCCCGCAGTATCTTAGCAGCCTTCATTTCCGGGCTGTCCTCGGCGTTCATTCCTGTATTTTGATTTGTAAATTCCAGCGACTTAATCATCCAATCCAGCGTTTCGTAAATCTCGGTTTGGAGCAACTCAAACTCGGCTTGGAGCTTGTTTGTAGATATGTTTATACTCGAAGGTCCGTATTTCATTGTTTCTGATTCATCAGTCATCATTCACCGTCCTTTTGCTTTATTCAAAACCAATTCCCTTGGCTGTCTTGTAATACCTTTTCACCACACCTCGGACAAATACCAGTAAAACTACAACCATCAAAACCTATTCCATCAGGAGTTAAATGCCAGCCCACTTTGTCGCAGAACCAACGATTCGATGAAAATATATTTAGAATTTCCATCACCACAAGAACCACAAAAGCACTCAGGCTAATAATTCCAATAACTATCGCAAATGCAAGTTCTGCATCCATCATTCACCGCCCTTTTTACTGTTCTTGTTATTCTTCGTGGGCCGCCCAAAAACCTCCGACAACAAGCCCACCCCATATCCATATTAAAAGAGGCAAACCAATTGCAGTAGGCAAATCGGCCGAATTCCACGCCAACACAACAAGTCCCCCAACAAATGAACCAGCAACCCATACCACTAAAAATAAATTAAACATCATTCACCTCGCTTTCTGCTCTTGCTTGGGACATATCAAATGCAACATCATGGCTATATTTGCAACGTCAACATAGTCAGCCTTTTCTATATGGCTTCTAATTTGTTTTTCCAAATACTCTTTGTTTTCTTCATCATCCCACCCCGAATATCCTTCGGCAGCCTTGTCAAACATTTTGTCCAGCATAAGTTCTGCAAACGCTGAGATACTTTCTTCGATGTTGTCTAAATCCTTCCAAAACGCCTTCTTTCTATCTTTGGCACTCTCCCTTGACCGAGCTGGACCTTTGAGTTGCCTTACTTCGCTTAAAGTATATTTTCCCGCCATCATTCACCGCCTTTCATTTCTTTTGCTCCTTCACCTTATAATCTTTTCCGAACAAATCCCGCCCTATCATTTATCACAATCCATTACTTAACCTCGCTTTCCGGTTTATGTTTTTCTCGATAGATGTTATATCTTTTGTCCGCCGTAAATCCCAATCGTCTGGACGGCGTTTTTAAGTGCCCCATCCCTTGATAGAAAAATACTATCTCAACAATAATCTCACCCGCAACCGTGTCTTTTATTATGATACTTTCATCTTTGTTGGGTTTTAGAACTAACATTTTTTCCTTCCTTCGAATTCATGCCAATACGAACTATCCAATTGCCGCCATACATTCTCGAACATTTTTGGGCGAAATTTACCGCCACTCTCCTCAAAGCTTCGTCTGAGATTGGCCGAAAGGACGCTGCCACAAAATGTGTAAATTGCGTTGTCCCTTCTTTTTGCAAACAACACTCTCTTTTGTATTCCTTTTTCTGAATCGCCCAAATATACTTTTTGGCGTCTTTGATGTTAATATCTTTCCAGGGTTGTACCATTGAGTAATTTTGGATCCCCTGAACCGCATCTTCGTAAGTACGATGACAGACTATCTTCCACCAATCAGCCAAACGCGCTTTCGTTATTTTATAATCCGGCCAACGGCCCTCTATTTCTGTTTCCATGAATTTTGTGAACTCATCTTTATCCATCCATGATCTCCGCTATGGTTTTCTTGGATTGCATTTCATCATCCCATCTGCCTTCATTCAACCACGTTTTAGGATGTGGTATGTATTGGCCCCCGTTTTTCAACCACTGTTCACATTTTTTTTGTTGTTCAACGGCAGTGATGATTTTTGCCACAAACGCTTCTGATGGTTTGATTTTTTTCCATACTTTAAGGGCGGCTTGTTTTCCTATCTTTCGAGGATATTTTTTCCAAAACTGCTCGAACCCATTGGGGGGCATAGGGGGGTTATTAAAAGATGAAATAGAAGAGGAAGAAGAAGAGGAAGATGAAGGGGTTGGACTTTGGTTGTCGTTTTGGTTAAGCAAATCAGGATTGCCACCGAGCTTTCCCACCTCTCTGCGAATTTCGCTCAGCCGCATATCGTTGTATAACCTCTTGCAGTAAAAGACGTTATCTTTATTTCGTTTTATAACACCGTGCCTCTTCAGTTCTTGGAAGCCGCTTTTCTTTGATTTTTCATTTCCGTTCAACATTTGGAGCAATTTGATTTCAGAAATTGGCTTTTTTGAAATCAAAAACACTCCTTTTGTTGGCATTTCAAAGGCAATACATATTAAATCCATCCATATACCTTTTGCATTATGGCTACACAATTTCAATGCTGGGTCTTTCATCCAATCCGCAGGATAAAATTGGAAACTCGGGCGCTTACCATCATTCTTTTTCATTGCGCAACTCCTCCAGGCACTGTTGAAAAAACAAACTATTTTGGTTAAAAACGAGGGAAAGGGCCTTGAAGTGGTAGAGGCCGCGTAATTCCCCATGGCAAGCGCTGCAAAGATAAACAATGTTTTCGGTGTCATCCGTGCCACCGTAACGCTTAGGCGCAACATGGTGCCTTCGGGCAGTGCATTTGCCTTGCACTTGACCTCGTTTGTATCGATAAGCCCTCTGCGACCCATACGAGATAGTTTTCCCGCATATTTCACAATTTAATCCCGTTGATTTTTTGTCCATAAAAAACCTTTTTTACCACAAAAAGAGGACGGCCCCGGCTTCCCTGAGCCGCCCCCCGGAGGAGGAGATGTGCTATTTTGTCAATCAAGGCAATAGACGTTTCTGTCTTTATAACTCCCCGCTGTTCCGGGGCTATCACAAAACAGAAACGGTCTCGAACGCAAAATTATTTCATTACCCTCAACTTTGATTTTTGTTTCGGCATAATACTCAGGCCATATCATACTTACTTGTTCTTCAGACCAAATCGGAACTGCAACTATACTGTCCACTTTTACTGCAAAGCCGTTTTCAAATGTGGCGTAATAATTTACGCGAGGATTATCTCTGCCCGCCCAAAAACCCACAGCCTCAAAACAAAAAATTAAGACTACGACCAATAGGATTTTCATTGCCAATTTCATTATCTTATCTCCAACTCACGCCCGCAAGTGGGACAATTTTTAACCGCATCTATCTGAATACCAAGCATCACGCTTCCGTCAAAAACCGAAGGGTCTCTGCCTTTCATTTCTTTTAGCAATTCCGCTTTTCCCGTTTCATCAAAGGTTATACGAATAATTTTGCCGCATCTTCTTTCGACCGCATCTTTGAAAAGCAACAATTCTTGATAAAGCATTATCTCATCTCCAACCAATTATCTGAAAAGTCCATTAAATCCGACATATCCGTTTGGCCGTCATAATCGGCATCATACATCAGGTCGTATGCTTTGTTAGGATCATATAACCCAAACACATCCTTGCTCCATCTTGCAGCAAACATTCCATAATCCCGATTATCCACATAACCGTCATAATTAAAGTCGCCATAAAAACCATCTTTTACAACTTCAAGATGTCCGCCATCAGGGACATAAATAGCAGCGTAAGAATTTCCCCAACTGTCATAGTATTCGCCTTGTTGTTCAGGAAATTCCATCGGCAAAATAAAGTTCGTAGCCAGATAAACCCAACTACCCGATAATCCATATGCATACAATTTTATAGGCATCTGAGAAACTTTCTGTCCCAAGCTATTCTTGCTTACCAATATGCCGGTATGTTCAAACGTCCTTATGTTCTGGACATCATCTACGTTAAATACACATAAAAACACATAAGGTTGAGACAAGTCCATAGCAAGCATGACCGCATCTGGATCGTCAATATCTGAAAGCCATGTAGCCACCATGCCGTTTATGTAATACCAACCACAACCCGGATACCACTTTCGCCAGGAATATCCCACAAACTCCCATCCCTCACCGGACATTGGCTCATCGCCCGGAACAATTGGACCAATTTCATTAGGATCAATGTACGAATAACAATTCGGGTCTGGAACCATAGGCCCCTCCACCCACGGCCAGTTGGGGTCAAGAATATAACAGTTCGGGTCCGGGACCATACAGTTCGGGTCTGGAATCATGCAATTAGGGTCTGGATAGTCAGGGCAGTCGGGGCCTCTCATATAACAAGGGCAGTTTGCGTCTGGAATAGGATTGACGATATTCGACCACGGGCAATTCGGGTCAACGATATATGGACAGTTCGGGTCTGGAACAAGCGGACCTGCTATAAAAATACAGTTTGGGTCATAAATCACAATCCAATCCGGCGAAGGTAAACCACTCTTATCAAGCAATCCCGGATACGGAAACTTTCTTACCAATCCTACTTCGTCTAATTCCAATTCTCCAATCGGACCAAAATTAACTTCCGTAGTTGTAGTGTCGCCGTTTTTATCTAAACTTTTCCAACCAGTCCACGGATACAAGGTAGAGAAGGAATTCCCAAAAATACCTGCATACGGCTCCCAAAAGTTCTGATATTGCGACCTAAAAAACACCATAGAACAATCACTTACAATATCACCGCTTGCTTTTCGAATGACAAATTGCACTTCCACTGCCGTTGACACACCATCGGAACCTGAAGGCCATAAATAACCACTATCCGGCATCGCCCCAAAGCCTACGTCTGGATCGCCTAATCCAATTAGAAAAACACATGCTCCCGATGCGTCTGTGTGGGCCACCGCTACCCCCTCGTCCCTGTCCCAACTACCATCAGGCACAGGATGCACATAACCATATCTTTCTCCGTTTGGGGCCTGCCTGTCCCATATATCCTCTCCAATATCCAGAGGATCATGGTGGGCGATAATACGACATTCGACTCTAATACCCGCCACGGGTACACCATCGGCTTGTACGCGGCATAAATATCCAAACGCCGCTCCGTAAATCTTTTCTACCCCATCAGTATCCCACGCGTCCAATCGTTCAAAATCCTCTCCGTATCCGTCAAATAATATAATTTCTATGCCCTGAACAAGCCGTACAACCGGGGAGCCATCAATACACCCGCTCCCGATGAACAACACAATAATCATAACGGGCATAACGGGCAAAACTTTTTTCGTTATTGTTTTCATCATTTTATCTCCCTTTTGAAATATCATTTATTCATCAAAAACCTCATGTAGCCCCAACAAATACCGGCTCACGTTACATCTTAGTTTCTTCGCTGTTTTTTGTATCTCGGCCTTCTGTTTGCCGCTCACGCGCAACATGATAAACTTGTCGCGTTTGCCATACCCCGGCGCCCGAATGCTTAATAATAGCTTGCGTTTTAATTCCGCGTCCATGTTATTTTTTTCCTTTCAGGCGATTAACTTGTTTCTTGAGTTTAGCTATCGTTTTTGCGGCAAGGGTGGCCCAATCATCGCAATCGATAATCAGTTCCACCTTATCGTCCGCAGGCGTTTTGCCACGAATAATTCTAAAATGATACAAATGTCTCAAGCCGCAATCACAACACCATTGACACCAAAAATTATTATTATATATCGTGGTAATCCTTTTGGTATATGGTATATCAAGTTTACCCATTATTTTCCTTTCAGGATTTACCACCTGCGATATAAACTTTTTTATCTGTCATCAAGGGCAGTGCTCGCCCCAAAAACATCATCAACATTCTCTCATATTCATTGTGTTTTTTTGCTAAATATAGTTCTTGGAATAATTCGCGTTCTTCTTTGGGGGCTTGTAACTCTGGCACACAACATGAAAAATCAGGACAACATATTCCGTTAGGCACATGGACAGACTTTCCACTAACCCATAAAGCTAATTGCTTTTTGTATCTTTTTCTATACCCCATCTTCATTTCCTTTCAAGTTATTATTGCTGCCAACGGGCAGGATTCTAACCTGCTTGCTATGCGGTTTATTGGATGACAGGCGTTCCGGCACTCTCAACCTGTATATCATCCCATTAGGCACCGGCTTTCACGCGTCAGTTCCATAGCACTTAAATCGTTACCGAGTTCTGCGTTTCACACACGCCGCCGCTGGCATAAAATTAGGTGGGCCGGGGGGGACTCGAACCCGCAATAATGCGCACTCTTGCGTTTTCCCATACCTACCGATGCGCTTTTCGGCTTGCTTACCCTTAAGCTACCGGCCCATTTATCTACTCACGAATTGCCATCTCTGGCATATTAACTTTTCAAAGACTAACCTTTGCTTTCCGCGTCTCAAAAAATCCGTCATACTGCGGATACATCTTCATAAACTTTCTCGCGTAGTAAGCGGTATAACTGTTATTAGCCTTAAACTCCGAATCGTTGTACTGTATAACCCTGTGATACCGGATAATCTCAAACACCGCCTTCGCTCCGTAATGCTTTTTGCCCCTTCTGATAAGCTTAAACGTTATCTTTACAAATAGATTCCAGATTTCAGGGTGCTCTTTATCGTACCGCTCAAAATCGGATAACGTTCTCGGCTGGTCAAATAGTGTCGTTACCATTTTTCAGTCTCTCAAACCAATACTTGACGTTCTTTTTCCAGTTTATATGGCCGACCCTATCGCACTCCTTTGGACAATAGCGGTCGGCCAGAAAGTAAATAAATTCAGAGGGCCTCCCTGCCACTCTCCAACGAAACCTACTCTTGGTGATAGTGGCAGCAGCCCATCCAGCTTGAGTGTCTAAATCGGTTCCCCAAGCTCGCGGATGTTTAATCCCAAACTCTTTACCCGGCCCTCCGTTTTCCTGTAGTCTTACAGCCAAGAGTATTCTGAAGTTTTCTTTGCCGGTGCACTCATTCCGAATCGCAGCTCGTACAATCGTGTCTAATTCGGATTCGCAGACCTTCTGTACGGCCTCACAGGTAGGGCAGAAGAAAGCAAATATCAGCCAAAGTATTGTGTTTATTGTCTTCATTCTATTTACTCTCATTTTGTTTCCCTTTTCAATGGGTAATCATTTGGATTGAATGAATTTGTCGAATGATTTTCTTCTGGCTGTGCTTTCAGGGCTCGCTCAGCCTTAATTTCTTCATATATTTTCTTCGGCAGATATTTGGCTGTAGTTATCCATTGCCAAGAACAAATTGCATCACCTTCTTCCAGCCCCTTGTTCTCGGCTTGAAGTTTGCGATAACACTCAATACACACCAATTTAGTCTTTGGTAGGTTGACTGACTCGGCCTTACAGACATTACATTTTATTCTGTCCATTTTCATTCTCCTGTTTGTTCATTAAAAGGCGTCTCTTAGTTCCTTGTTCTCGGCTTGGAGTTCCCTGAGAGCCTTGCAAGCCGCAATCAACACATACTCACTTTCGGTTAAATCTTCTACCAGTTCCCTTTTTCTGTTGATGATGCTTTCACCAAATTCGATTATTTCTTCAATTTTCATTTTCATTTCATCCCTCTCCTTTTACATACCCATACTTAACCCACAATTTATCAACTCTCTTTATTTGATCCATACGCGGCCCACGTCTATTGTTATTGATCACATAAAGACAAGTCCAATCCGTCTTGGAAATATGAGACGAACCTAACAGGACACTTACCCTTTTTTTGGCAATTGCCTGCTGTGTGTGAAATTTCGCACGCCACGCAAGATGACGGTCCCTTTTCGCTTTACGCTCCTTGGCACCGCGTATTCGTTCATTTGCTCGCAATTCATCTGTGGGCATTATCTCATCTCACCCTTTCTAATAGTGGGCCTGCGCCGTATGAACGCCACTCCCGACAACGCAGGCCCCGCGACAACCCTTACTCTTAATCAGGCCACAACACTTGCAATGTCTTTTGCCACTTTATTAGCTCCACGCCCTGAGCCAGGGCAAGTGCAGACGCCTACTTTTGTTTGTGTTATTTCATTCCCTTTGGTTTCCTTGACCTCCAGCAACTTGCCACACCAAAAGCACCGAATTTCTTCTTTTTTATCCATAATCAAACATTCCTCACTTGCAAAAATCACTATATAGCATATCATTCCTGCTTCTTGTAAGTTACACGAACCCTTTTTTGCTCCTCTTGAAAAGCCTGCCGCATAAGGTTTGTTTCGTGGACGTTTTTTCTAACATCGTCAAGAACATTCATCACATCTTCTTTGGCCGATTCGCAGGCCGCCAACAATGAGAGGCTTTTATTGATAATTTGTTTACTTGTCATAAAATTCACCATAGCATATCCCGATATAAATGTCAATACAAAAGTATGCACAAAATTAAAAAAGTCAAAATAGCACTCCTTTTATCCGGTCAACCTCCATCAGTAGCACCCCACCTAATCCAGCCCTCAATAGCCAAAACAAGGAAGATCGCATCTCGCACCGTGAGGCTCCTGATTCGCGCCCGAGCGTGAATAACCATACTTAGAGCGTTCGACACCATCCATACCAAGAAACACCATCTGAGACGCCTGTTGTTCGCCAGAACCCCAACTATAGCAAGGACTGTCGATATTGTGCCAAATAGCTCAATCAATAGCTTTGACTCCATAACCTCACTGAACACCACTTTGCCTATACTCCACCTCACATCACATCACCATTACCTTACTTGACCCTACCTCACCTCTGCGCCACTCAACGCTACATTGCATTACCAATACGGCACCATACCACGCCTCGCCTTACCTTTACCAAGCTACACGCCACATTACGCTACCTTCACTAAACCAGACTTCACCACACCATTACGACACTTCACTACACCTTCACATTACCAAACACTACAAGACCTCACCTTACCGATACACCACAGCACAACACAAGACGTCGCCGACACCGAACAACACTTGACGATACCTCTACTTCACTATACACAACCCTTACTGAACACCACGAGACATTACATAACCCATACGCAACAAGACAGCACAACACGACACCCCACCTTTACTCGATTTCTTCCCAGACGAATCTACCATTGCTTTTTCAAGCATATTTATTTATATGGCTTCCACGTTTTTCCTTTTTTTGTTTTACGGTAAGTTTTTGTTTGCGGTTTTTGTTATATGCAGTCATCCTTGTTTTTTTGCCTGTAAAATGACTGTTATTGTGGGAATGGCCGCTTTTTCTATGCTTGCTCATGCCCAGCATTTATTCATCCACCTTTTCCCAAACAAACCGCCCCTTGCCGCTGTTTCGCCATTGGAGCATACCCTTTAACTCACCGTAATCGAGGGCGTCTCTGATGTAAGGCCAAAGATTCTGATTCATAGTAGAAATCTCAATTTCGCATGTGGTCCCTTCAGGCAACTCCTCAGACCGTGCAAGGCTTATCCGCTCGCCACGCATCGTCTGACCAACCAAAGGACGCTCGCACCAGGTTACCGCCCCGCCGTTCAAATCCAGTATCGCCCTGCGAGGCTTGATGAAAATCATCAGGTCAACAGTTCGCTTGAGTAGGTATTTAGTCAACCGTACCTTCTTTAGGCTGTCCTGTGTGTACCTGTCGCTCATCGTGAACGCCAGAAACGCCTCCTTGAAAAATCCCTTCCACTGATAATCCCAAATAAACGGCTGACCGTTTATCCGAGGGAATACAGTACACGCCTTCGCAAGGGCCTCATCAGAAGTCAGAGCCTCAACCTCATCATTAGAAATCCCCTCCGGATGCTTCGATAAAATAAACTCCTTCGCAATTTCCGGATCCCCAGCCAACGTACCTAACACAGGTTCAATAAATAAAATTCTTGCCTTCATCAAACAATCTCCCAAATTAAATGGTTCCAACATAACATATCTCTGTTAAACAAAACGAAGCCCCTCTACCTTCATCAAATCATCTTCTGTAGCGTAACGTATCACGCCCGCTTCGGCAAAAAACATATCACGGGGATCATCGCAATTATCTACTTCCAACAATGCCCACACCGCAAGCCCATTCGTTGCCGGAAAAAGAAAGGTATCGCCATTGCTTGCAGAAGGAGTAAGAAAACCATATACGCTATGCGAATTAGGTAATTTGCCGTTGCCATTAAACTTAATACTATGACCCCAATATCGCTCCCGTAAATCGTACATACGGCCCTCTTGGGGTTCCTTCTTGGGTGTAAATAAAGATTTTAACCATCCAAACATTGAACACGCTCCTTAAAAAACCCTCATCAATAATCCAAAACCCACCATAACATATCCAAAATACTTTGTCAATACATTTCCTGAAAAAAAATGAAATTGAGCAAATTATACTAAATTGTATATACAATTCCAAAACCAACGAGAGTTGGGATGGGAGGGTATATAGATTAGCAGGCCCGGCCATTGGGGGGTCATAGGGGTCGCGCATATAGTTATTTGAGTCCGATATTCTCAGGTGTTATGATAATGAAGCAGGGCGCAAATAGAGCATGAATAGCAGTCAATCAATTATGCAGGGTGCGTGTGCATAGTCCAATAATAACAAGCACGATAATGATTGAGTGATGATATTACAGGTTAGTCCTATAATATTTATTATGTTGCATTCGATGTGCTTTTATTCAATTGATTCAATGATATTATCGGAGTTGTCGTTATTCGGCACTTCATCGCCATCATTATTAGTGATTGGTTCGAACACTGCATCTAATATACCCGCCGATAATAGGTGTGCTCCTATGCGCCGTGCTGCCTCTCTATGCCCTTCCTCTAATTGACGTGAATCTTCAAGGTTGATCACTAACTTATTGTCAAGCAATCCCTGCTGTTGCCATACCATTCTGATAAGCGCAACACAGTTTGTGGAGTCGCGGTCTGCATAGCATCTATCGTATAGCTCTTGCCACTTATTGAACGCATATTCTCGGTTTATTTCAGCCCTCTTTGCAAGTGTTTCGGGTTGATACAGTTCAATGGCTTGTTTTATCTTGTTTTTTTGAATCAAACGGCAGGCTGCTTGTTGCGCAATTCGCCCTCTTGCTTTATATTTAGCGGCGATATAGGATTGTGTAGCGTTGCCGAAAGTCGGGCCGTTTGGATTGGCATAGCAATCTACGAAACGCGCTTGCTTTGGTGATAACAGTTTATCTCTTTCGCGCATGACCATGTTACTACAGTATATATTCATTTACCAAGTGTCCGTCAAGTCGGGAAATCTTAACAATTGCTATAAGTCTTTTATATATCATATATTTGACGATTTTTATTTATTTTATTTTGTGGTTAGTTTGTCAATGATTAGCCTTGACTTATAGGACTATGACCTATGGATGACACTTAGTAAGTGAGACTTTCAATGCTATGTTGCAATAGATATGTATTGGAATTATATTATTATTTGCTTGCATTTGCATTGTAATTATGTTATACTATATTCAGTGATGTAAAGCTTATTTGACAAGTTAAGAAGGGGATTGATTATGTATGAATTGCTTGTTGTTGCAAAAGATGGGCGCGTAGTGTTGCGGCAAGAATACGCAATGTGGACAGCAGCGGCATTAGACGCGGAGTATTACGAGAACAGAGAAGGCTATACAAATATAACCATTACAAAAGTATAAAACCTTTCAACCTTGCGCCGTGGAACCCGTCGGCAAATACAGCGCTCGGTTAAGTGGTCTTATTAAGGGGCTGAAAAATGAGCAAACTATATTTGACTATTCTGTTTTGGGCTTGGATTATTAGTTGGGTGTTTGTTTGGTGTGAACTCACTACGCCCAAACATGAACTTGCAATGATTGTATTGGGCTTTACGAATGCGATCACCTTTTCGAGGATAAAAAAATGACTAAGAAGCAATACCAAACTAAGTATGCCGATGTAAAGCGCAGGCTGCATGCTTGCGGCGGCTCGTATGACAGTCAAGAGTACAAGAGCTTGAAGGCTCTTATGAACTACTACTATCAGAAAGGATTTTGCACATGAAATATTTACTAACAAAGCTAATCGGTTCGGAGTGGTACGAGATTTTTGTAATCGCTGGATTTGCTTATTTGGCGTTGTGCTAAACTTTAATTTGAAGAGAAGATTATGACTGAATCACAGATGCGGGAAGCAATAGGCAAAGCACTTGCTGAGTTACCCGCCAGCTCAATTAATATGCTTTTGCTTGACATTGAACAGTTTGGGAAAATTGGTTTTTATGGACGATTGGCGATTACAAATGGAATAGTCGTAGAATTGACCGAGAGGGGAATATTATGAAGACACTATTCGAGCAATACCGCCCGAAAACTTTTGACGAAGTTGTAGGGCAGGACAAAGCAATCAGACAGATCCAGACAATCGGCAAACGTGGTTTGACTGGCCGGGCCTTCTGGTTATCAGGACAGAGCGGCACAGGCAAAACCACACTTGCTCGTATTATCGCTTCACTTGTGGCTGAGGATATATATATTGACGAGATTGACGCAGGTCAAGCTACATCGGGGAAACTGGCCGAGCTTGAGAACACTCTCTATACTTTGGCTTGGGGGCGCGGCGGCAAGTGTGTGATTATCAATGAAGCGCACGGCCTGAGTAAGCGGGCAATTCGTCAATTATTAGTAA